CTGTTAATCCACGCGGTAAACTTCTCTGCCCATACTTTGAAATCTGGGCCTACTGGGGGTGCGCCGTATAAGCTCATCGTTTGCTGCCCTGCCGCGCATCTAGGCGCATAATGCCCACACGCCAATCTGCCGTCTCAACGCCCTCAACTTTCATGCGCACTTGGCGACCCTGAAAACGCACTGGCGTAGGATTGGCTGTAGAGTATGGCCCATGTTCGCTTTCTTGCGCATTGGGGTAGTTGCGCGTCTTAAACACAAGCCGTGCATCGCCCTGCGTTTTCTCATCAGGAATAACCTGCGTCACGCTCATAATATTGTCGCCTGTGCCGATAGAGATTGGCCCTGTTTCTGCGTAAGGTGTCGCGCCATCGTAATCAAAGCCGACTTCGTGTTCGTATAGGTTGCCGTCTGCGTCAATCCAGAATGGCAGACGGAATACGCCGCGATCAACGCCAGACGTTCTTTCCAGATCTCCAGTTGTCCAGATGTTCTCCACATAGTCATATGCAACGTAGCGATCATTTTCTATTGAATTGCCAGAGGGGTAGAACCACCAAATCTCGTTCCACTGCGAGTTAATCACAGCAGAAACCTCTGAACGCTGGTCATTGTTCATGTCAGAGAACACATAGTCAGCAACTTCGCATGGCACTTCCTGAACGCGGCCACCTGAGTATATGTAGAAGCCACGCAAGCCCATCCAGATCACACCCAAATCAACTGACGCCGCTGCCCTGCGGGATATGACACCGCATGATGTACCAACGCGCTCAAAGCCATACACAAAGGGCGGGCCTTGGTATGTCGCAGCGTGTGCATCTTGATCTGTCAAAATCAGTGCCTGACCGCGTGTGCGCAAGCCTTGCATAATTCTGCCGTTTGTTTGTAGCTCAATATCACCAGCTTGGTTTGTCGCAGCTGCCGTCCAGACTGTGTTGTCCTCTTGGTCTGACCACTGCACAAGTCTTGGGTTTGTGCCGCCGCCAAAGCAGAACACAAAGCGTTCCTCTGTCACCATCATGCAGTCACAGTTTGTTGGGGAGTTAGAAACCTGTGTGGCTGCACCCGATCCGCCAGGTGCTCTTTCATAGAGCTTTCCGTCATCTGGTGACATTGCCAGTAAGTTTTCGCCAAAGTTATCAAGCGACCATGCAGTTGCATCCAAGATTGAGCCAAGGTCAGGACGTTCTGTACCCCAATCAAAGTCGCCCCACGCTGCTGCGCCCCAGCCAGTGTTTGCTGTGGCATGAACGCGGCCATCTGTAAGTGCTGTCGGGGTGATGTCAGTTGTGGTGCCTGAGCTGTTCATTATGAACAGGCTGTCGTGCATTCCGAATGCCACAAAGCGGCCCCCAGAGTTATCACGCCATGCATGCATTCCGCGAACTGTGCCTGACAAGGATACCGCTGATGCTGTGTTATCGTATCTTGGACGCCACCCGCCAACAGGACGCAATGCGTCCTCATGCCAGCGAATAAGGTTTGCATCGCGCCACCTATTCATGGACATGTATTCTGTGCCGTTGCGATATTGGCCTTTAGGTATGTTTAGCGGAATTAGTGGCATTGTTACCTCATCCAAGGTCTATGTAAGCGAGTGAGTGGAAGTAGAAAGTCCCTGAATACCCGCTGTTGTCAGCGTTATCGTATTTAGCTCCAAACCCAGTTGAGCTATCCCATTCCCAAGCATGAACGGGGTGTGTAGCTACAGCGCCCCCGCCTCCAAAAAGAACTGTTCCATTTGTGTTGAACTTTAAATCTCTAGGCGCACCCCCAGATGTTCCAGTTGCTGAAGTGTATTTTGATCCAAATGTGCCTGTGGCATTGTCCCATTCGTATGCTTGTAATTTGTCAACGCTGCCGCCATCGCACCCAAGAATGATTGCTTCATCATCAGGGGCGAAAATAACAGAAAAGACACTTACTTGTTCTGTATTTAAAGGCTCTATACTTACGCCGCTGACTTTAGAGCCGAAAGTACCTGTGGCATTGTCCCACTCATAAATATTTAACCTTTGCTCCCCAACATAGCCATTTCCAGCTATGGCCACATATGTTCCAGCGTTGTTCCATGCCACATCCCAAATAGTATTTGATGTGTTGTTTGGAGCTTCTTGCTTTGTTCCCAAACCTGTTGACTTGTTAAATGGGTAAACGTGTAAGTGGGCACCGCTACTGTAGCCAACGGCGAGAAAGTTTCCGTTTGGAGAAACAGCTATTGGAACAAGGTCTTGGGTGGCATTTGAAACGCTGACATAGCTTCCTATTTCCGAACCTGCACCTGTGCTGTCCGACCAGTTAAAAGCTTGAATTCTTGTTCCGTATGTTATTCCACCAACATCAGACATGAATAAAACGTCGCCGTCTTCATTGAACTCAACGTTATCTGGATTAGCGACCGTTGGCTGAGACGTGTAGAGGCTTCCAAAACCTTCATCCCATTCATACGCTGTTAGATTATAAGGAGGCGGAGAATTTACTGGGAAGGTTGACACTAGTGCCGCCCCGCTAGGCGCAAAATCTATCTTACCGCCGCCTTGTGTCCCTTGAAGCTCTGTAGGGGCAGGTATTCTTGTCCCAAATCCATTTACGGCGTCAAATGGGTAAACAACTAAATTGAGATTAGGGTCAGCCCCAACTGCCGTCTGGTAGCCAAATGCAGCGATATATTGCTCACCCTCTGGGGAGAGGTTTGTTGATGCGGAAATCCTACGCCATAGGCTCATGTCTTTATCCTAACGATTGACCTAGAACGAAACCATACCAAGTTGTGCCGCCGTCATGTGTGTAAAAGCTAAACTGGTCTACGCCGTTTGCTGTTGCTGTCAGTGTTGGCGCAGTTGCAGCTGGCCAATCTACCGCTGATGGCCATGTCACCGTATAGCCCGACCCAGACGCATCTTGGATGATCTTTAGCGTAAAGCCATAAGCCGTGCCTGTCGCTGGCGGGTTGCTAAATGTAAACGTTGTGTTTTCGCTTAGAGTTGATGCGAATACGTTGCCATTCTCGCAGTTTACCGTTGTGGCATTAGATGATGACGTAACCGCAGCATAAGTGTCGTTATAGCTTTTTGCCTTAAACTCCTCAGACGCAATAATGTCGCCATTTGCATCTGCCGTGACAACTTTACTTGCCTCAGATGTCCCTAGCGTTGTTACGTTCAGAATGCTTAGGTCATCAGATATTTCAGCAACAGCTGCGCCCGCGCCAGCACCATCACAATAAATGATTTTCTTTTCGCCATTCGGAACGCTTACATTTGCGCCTGTGCCTTGTGAGAATGTGCAGTCGTAGCCTGAGCTGTTGACGACAAAGTAAACCTTTTGCGCATCGTTTGGACTTACGGTAATGGTGCAAGCTTCTGTCGCACCATCCAAGACCAAGACTTTATACATGCCGTCAGACAGCGTTCCATCTGTCGTTGATAGAGTATGCGCCGCAGCTGATGACGATAGGTCAATCGTGCCTACGCCATCTATCAGCCTGTCAATGATGTCAAAGTTAAGATTAGTGGTGGTACCCCAAGAATTGGCCTGATCGCCAATCCCAATCTTTTCTATGCCACCATTGCTTGTATATGTTGAGGCCATTTTGGTTTCCTTTGTTTAAAGCCACCTTAACAAAGTTGGCGCGGCGCGTCTATTATGATGGCTTAGTTGGCCAATCAGCATCTGTAAGGTAAGGCCAATTTGCATGGCTTGTGATGTCACGCAGTGCTTGGCGATATGATGTCATGGCTGCGTCCATCGTTACATCTGTCAAGGCAAAGTAATCTGTCTCGGCCAACAAAGCATCTCTAACTTCACGCATTTCTGATGCCTTAGCAGCTGTTGCGTCTGCAATCTGATCTGCCGTTAGTGCAACGACAGTTTTAGTTAGCTTCCACTCGCCATCAACTAAAGATGGAGTAGTGCTGTGCTGCAAGCGGTGCGTAAGGGGGTCATAGTCTGGCGCAGCTTCGTAGCTGACAGGATACATCCCATAAGCAGCCATTGTTGCCGCTGGCACTGTCTTGGGAAAAGATGTGTTTGGGTTATCACGGCGCAGATCGCCCACAGTATAAGGATACTTGGTAACTTGACCGTTTGTGATTTTTACGAACATTGTGAACTCCTATCTGTTCGTTGCGGTTATTCTTGGACGCCAATAGAATATGTATAAACTGCCTCTGTGGCTTGGCCAGTGACAAACATCTGAGTACCATCTGGATGAAAGAAAACAGCCTGCGGATTTGTTTCCTGACCTGCAACGCTAAAGTTTTGGACATATGATGCGCTGGAAACATCCCAAGAGGTGCTTAAATCATATTCGTAAACTGCATCACCAGTAGTGCCACCAATGTACATCTTGGAACCATCTGACTTAAAGAAAAGACCACGATTGTTAGTGTCTTGCGTGCTGACGCTGAAGTTTTGACTGTAAGAGGCAGTTGCTACATCCCAAGCAGTGCTAAGATTGTATTCATTTACTGCATTTGAGCCGACACCAGATATATACATCTTAGTGCCATCATCTTTAAAATATATGCCTCTTGGATTTGTTTCCTGAGCAGCAAAGCTAAAGTTCTGACTGTAAGTAGAAGTTGAAACATCCCATGCAGTGCTGAGGTTATATTCATTAACGTCATCACCTGTCGTACCGATGACATACATTTTTGTGCCATCTGACTTAAAAAACACAGCCGTTGGGGCGTTTTCCTGAGTTGCAACGCTAAATGATTTACTGAACTCAGCTGCAGACAAGTCCCAGTATTGATCTGAATTTTCAGCAGGACTTGCAGTAGATACATCCCACGCTGTGCTTAAATCATATTCGTGAACAGCGTCTGATGTACCTCTGCCAACCATGTACATTTTTGTGCCATCTGACTTAAATGTAATTCCAGAAGGCAAAGTGTCTTGGGAAGAAACGCTAAAGTTATGACTATAAGATGCAGTAGAAATATCCCACGCTGTACTCAAACTGTACTCATTTACATCATCACCAGTAGCACCCAGCATGTACATTTTTGTGCCATCTGACTTAAAAGAAAGCCCCTGCGGTGAAGTGTCTTGCGATGATATGTCAAAAGCCTGAGAGAACGAGGATGTAGAAATATCCCAAGCAGTACTTAGGTTGTATTCATTTACATCTAGTTCGCCTGCTCCACTAGCAAGAATATACATCTTTGTACCATCAGACTTAAAGAAAACAGAAGCTGGTTCTGTTAGTTGACCAGATGGAACAAAGTTTTGATTGTACGACGCTGTGGATATGTCCCAAGCAGTACTTAGATTGTATTCGTTTATGTCCTGACCAATAAGACCAGTTATGTACATTTTTGTGCCGTCTGTTTTAAAGACAACCTCAAAAGGCAGAGCCTCTTGGGCAGACACACTAAAGGTTTGTAGAAATGATGCACTGGTAATATCCCAAGCTGTGCTTAGGCTATACTGATGAACGCTATCACTGGAAGCACCCACAACATACATTTCTGTACCGTCGGACTTAAATGTAACTCCAGTGGGTGTTGCAGCTTTGTTTGCAACGCTAAACGGCGCAACTTTACCAATAGTATATTCATGCACTGCATCAAGGGGTGAGCCAGTTTGCCCAAGAACGTACATCTTAGAGCCATCGTCCTTGAAGAAAAATCCTGTACTGTCTGTGCCAGTTTGCGCAACAACACTAAAGCCGCCTAACCCAAACTCGGCTACTACTTTGTTACCATATCCGATAACGTACATCTTGGCATTATCAGACCTAAAATATAAACCTTGTGCCTCTGCCTCTATGCCATCAACACTGATATTTTGACTATAAGATGCAGTAGAAATATCCCAAGCAGTGCTTAAATTGTACTGATAGACAGTTCGGCCCGATCCGAGGCCGCAGCCATACATTTTTGTTCCATCTGAATTAAAATGCAAGCCTCTTGGGTTTGTATCTTGAGATGAAACACTAAAGTTTTGAATGTAGGTTGCAGTGGAAATATCCCAAGCAGTGCTTAAAGTCCACTCTCTTACTACTCGGGCCGAGTTGCCCATCATGTACATCTTGAGGCCATCTGACCTAAAGTACAGGCCACCAGGACTAGCGTCCCCCGCAGCAAGATTTTGATTATAAGATGCAGTAGATATGTCCCAAGCTGTACTTAAATTGTATTCGTTTATATCATTTCCTCTGTCGCCAGCAACATACATCTTAGTGCCGTCAGTTTTGAAAAACAAACCTCTCGGTATGTCCTCTTGGGTGGCTACGCTGAAACTTTGATTAAAAGAAGCTGTGGATACACTCCAAGCAGTGCTGAGATTATATTCCCGCACCAAGTCACTCCCAGCCCCAATAAAGTACATCTTAGTGCCGTCAGGCTTGAAGTGTACATCCTCTGGAACGCCGTCTACTGAAACACTAAAACTGGCAATATGAGAAGCAGAAGAAACATCTCCCGCAAAAGGATCGTCATAATAAGCATAAGATAAATCCCATGCGCCCTCTGGGCCTGTGCTTACACCAGCCGCTGCTTGGATAAGTTGTTTAGAACTTGCCATTGCTTACCCCAATGCTTGTCCAGCAGTAAATCCGTACCAAGTTGTGCCGCCATCGTGTGTAATGAACACAAAGTAATCCACCGCAGATGCTGTGGCACTAGCTTCCTCAGAGCTTCGGGGATCACCGTACAAAGATGCAGTCTC